GCATCTCTGAGCCATCGGGCAAAGTGAAATAGTCCCCAAGACGTCTCACGTCTCGATTGAGTTCTTGATGACCACGACCACCATCGGTGAGCGATGATGACCACTCGATGTACTCAACACCACTCGCCTCGAGCGCTTTGAGATTGCCTTGGTTCTGCGCTTGCATCATCTCGGTACGTGCGATGAGCGATGAGCGGCCCCAAACATTGCGCACGATAGCAGGCCCACGCTCAAGCGGTTGCAGAGCGACCTTGGTGGGCTTCTGCCCTGGTGCCAAGACCTCCGCATCATCGAGGTAGGTTGAGAACCTGATGCGCCGCGCAAGCTCACTCGCAGTGATGCCGGGCTCTTCAGTCATCCACCGACCAATCTGGTTTCCCATATTCCGCTGGAACTCTTCGCGCACTTGCTCAACCAAGCCAGTCGCCAGCACCGTCTTCTCACGCAAGAACTCTTCTTGGAAGGTCGGCGGGATGATGAACTTTTGACCGGCACCCATCGAGCGGTTGCCTGCGTCTTGGACCTCGCGCAAGCCGCCAGTCTGAAGGATTGCGACCAATGCGTTGATTGCTCGCTGCTCTGCGCTCTCGATGGTCTTCTTGACCACCGCACGCACGAGCCTCACCTCTTCATCGACGAGCTCTTTGAGGTATCGGTCAAGCACTGCCTTAATCTGGCCAGCCATCGCCTTGGAGCGTGCCTCAGCCTGCCTTGCTCCCGGTCCTGCTCGTGTGCCTCTGAAGCTCGGCTCTGGTGTTCTCATAACCATACTTGTGCGCCTCTGCTGCCCTCTGACGGATTGATTGAGATGATTGGCATCGTGGACTCATCAAGCTCAGTCACGGCCCACACCAGAGCGTCTAGCCGGTCGGGTGATTCGCGTGTCATCGATGGAACGTAGTTACAGAGCTGGTCTTCAAGCCGCTCGAAAATCCCAACATGATGCACGCGGGCTTGCTCGTACCTTGCACCGACGGGCTCAGCTCGTGCTTGCTTACCTCGAGATGCGTGAACGCTCTTGATTGCGACGGTGGGGTTGATGCCTTCGATAATGGTGCGCCAGGTATCGCCGCCCTGGTTTGCCTCGACGACGATGCGGTCAGCTCTGAAATCGTTGTAGGCTTCGATAGCTCTGCGACAGACCTTCTCGGGCGTACCTTTAAAGCTAAGATCAGCCAATACGTAGAAGTCACGGCCAGCCATACCCACAACCACGATGCCACTCTCATCACTGCCTTCTTTGCTCGTCGTTGCGGGGTCGATGGCAACAACGATGCGCTGCATCGATGGAGCATCTTTGCACCGGTTCTCTTCGATGTCTCGACGTGCGAAGAGAGCACCGGGCAGCTCGCTCAAGAGTTCGCCCTCAAGCTCTTGTCGCCCAAGCGTGCTGCCTGCGTATCGGTCATGTATTGCGGTGATGAACGACTCAGCCAGGTTGTGTACATTGTCGCTCGTGCGCCCTCGCGTCACGTGCGTGTCATCGGCATCGGCTAGCCGCTTGAGAGCGGTGAGCGGTCTTGGCGTGGTAGTGACGATGGTGCGGGGGTTGTCACCGAGTCGCATACCGAATTGAAGTTGGTCCCAAGAATCCCACCGCTGCCATGCTGCAAGCTCGTCGGCCCAAGCGAGGTCATGCTGCGGCCCTCGGAGCTGGTCAGGCTTGTCGGCGCTGTAGGTCGAAGCAACTGCGCCATTGGGCCAAGTGAGTCGTCGCTTGCTGGGCTCATACTCTGGCCGAAAGTCATCCGGTGAGCACGCCAAGATGCCACTCTGGCCCTCAACCATGACATCGCGACAATCGGCAGCGGTACGACCAACGAGGGCGACGCGCTTAGCTCTACCTTGACGCACTTCATCAATCACGAACTCGGAGCCGCATCGAGTCTTGCCGAAACCTCGACCAGCCATGAGCAACCAAGTGCGCCACGCGGTATTGGGCGCGAGCTGCTCCGGCCTGGCAGTGAAGCGCCAGTCGCTCATCAAGAGCGTGATCTCGTCATCGCTGAGCTCGCTGAGGATCTTAATCCTCTTCGCCTCGCTCTGCGATGCGAGCCAATCGATCCAAGAGCTGGTCACGGGCATCATCGGTCTCTTGTTTAATTGGGCCACCATCGGCACCAGTCAGTTCTTGTCGTGTGGTTTCTTTCCAACCTGCCTGAGTTTTCAAGTAAAAGATAGCCGCCGTAGTGTTGCCTGAGTTGGCTTGTACGATGAGATTCTTGGCCACTGTGCCAATCGCTTTGGCTTTCCCTCTTTGATAGTGTTCTGAAACCTCTGGTTGGCGCTTCATGACCTCATAGAAGGTCGTTCTACCGATACCGAAGTAGTCAGCCATCTGCTCAACAGAAAGCACCGCAGCGAGCGTCTGAACCTCTCTCACTTGGTCTTCTGACAACACCGTTAACGGTCGCCCGTCTTTCTTGTGCTCGCTCTTAGGCTTGGCTCGAGACTTCCGCTTCTTTATCGTCATGATAATCCCCCTTGGAGCGTGCAGGTCGGAATTGCACCGCCCTCTCTTGGCTGGTCGCCAAGCGCATCGCTGTCTATGCTTTGCACGCGTTCGGGATCACTAGGCTCAGTTGGCCGCTTTCCCTTATACATGGTTGCCCCATGCTTTTCTATCTCTGAAAATTCCAGAATCGGGACGGTCAATCTTTCTTTCGCTTTCTTATTCAAAAAATAGACATATCGAAGCTGATGACCATCCAAAGGTTTTGCGCCTCTTTTCTTCCAATATCCCATTTTTTGATAAGGATGATTATTCAAAGTTTTATCGGCTACGATTGAGCCATCTGGCATTTCAAGCATCGTCGTATTTTTCTTGATGCCTGTAAGATAAAATCCACTTGCACGGTAGATAGTACCGTCGCCGCACTGCGTCGCGTCTGCAAATGAAACGATCCACTCCACGTGCGGGTATGCTTTTCTAATTAGCCGCATACTTATCGCCAGGGCTCGTGATTCGCTGTTTCTAGGCAACCAATCCGCGAAAGCCATCCGATTCAATTCAAGAAAGCCGTTCCATTTGGTATCCTCGACAAGGCCTTGCATCTTTCGCTTATCTATTGAGGGCCCGAATTGCATCGCTCCGCCGCACTTACCATCTAGGAAAACGCCAAAATGTAACTGACTGTTTTGGGTAGATTTCCCGGAATAGTGGCAAGCCTTCACGATCTTTACAGCGTCTTTTGATGATATAGGCCGCACCTGTATATCCTTCGCCCTCATTGATGCGCCCTAACAAAAAACTGGCAGATAAACGCCAGAGCGTTACCGTTTGAGTTTTCATTGATTGCACTTTGGCTGTGCCCCATATCCTTGGCAATGGACACCGCCGCATCCACGTCCTCGCATTGCTCATCATGTAGCGTGAAGGTCTTTTGCTGGAAAGGGGCTCGGTCTTCACCTGATAGCTCAGGCATATCCACTGCATCGACGCCAAATATACCTTGGTCCTCAAGTATCTTTTCAAGATCTAAATCATCGAAACCGGCTGATTCAAACAACGCTGAATCTTCAAGTTTGAGCGCTTGCAATTGCTGAACGAGAGCTCCATCGTCCCACGTCGCGAGCTCTGCGGTGCGATTGTCAGCGATTGCGTAAGCGGTCGCCTCTGATCCTTCGAGTTGAGTTCTGACGATACGGATTCGATCCCACCCGAGAGCCCTGGCTGCGGTGAGCGTACCATTGCCAGCGATGACAATGCCTTTAGGATCCACCACAATGGGCTTCTGTTGGCCAAAGCGCTTCAGGCTTGACTTGATAGCTGCCAAGTTCTTCTCATCGTGTTGACGCACGTTGGCTGGGTCCAGGTCCAGCTCTGCAATCGATATCTCTTCGACGTTCATTGATCCCTCAAAATTTCAATAATTGGTTCTCTCGGTTTTCCGTCTTTATAAACCCACACCTCTTTGCTGACTAGCTCACCGCACTGGAAGGCTCTGAGCCTCGCCATCTCCGCCGAGCCTGGCCGACGATTGCATTTTACCTGCACAAGCCGCGTATCGCTCGCACCGATGGCGATAATGTCCCACTCACCGAGTGACGCCGCTGCGCGAGTGCATCGGTAGCCAAGTGCCTCGAGCTGCTTCATGCACCGGTGCTCGGCTCGTGTCCCTTTGGCTTTGCAGTTCTTCACCGCCATCAGTCAGCCTCCACGTCAAACGCACCATGAAGCGCCGCGACCTCTTGGGGGATGTACATCTGAACCTCGGTTCTCGGTCCCCACAATCGACGCAGTGAATCATAGGCATCTTCAAGGCTATCGTGCAGCGCCGACACCGTGCGCCAGGCATAGCCCGGCCCTGGTCGATACTCGAGCACGAGCCACGGCTTACGCTTTATCCCTCCGAGCATAGTTCCCCCTCAATGCTCAATCCTGCCTTTGAGATCCGCCGTGGTCAACGCCACCAGTAATTTGATGCGATTAAAGAGTTGACG